ACAAATGAAATTCTCACAGGAGATATTCACACGGCAAATCAGTTGGCTAGCGGCCTTGAAACTAGAGATCAGGCAAAGACTTTCATCTACGCTTTCCTGTATGGGGCAGGAGATTCCAAAATCGGAAGTATCGTTGGAGGATCTAGAGAGGATGGTAAGAGACTTAAGGAAAAGTTCCTCAGAAATACGCCTTCTCTTGGAAGACTACGAGAACGAGTTAGCATGGCGGCAGGAAGAGGTTATGTTTATGGCTTGGATGGAAGAAGGGTCCATGTACGGTCAGAACACGCGGCTCTAAATACGCTGTTGCAATCAGCAGGTGCTATTGTCATGAAGAAAGCTCTAGCCTTGTTGGATCAGTATGCAACCAAATGGAAGATTGACTATAACTTTATAGGAAACATACACGATGAAATCCAGACAGAGGTCAGAGAAGAGAAAGCAGAGGTTTTCGGAGGACTCGCTACTAGCTGTGTCGAAGCCGCAGGACTCCACTTCAAGCTCAACTGCCCCCTTGCAGGGGAGTTTAAGGTTGGAAATAGTTGGGCAGACACGCATTAATCCTAAAACTAATAAGCCTTGGTATTACAAAGATAATCCAGACGCTGTTAAGGCTCGTGATGCAAAACGTATGTGGGTCAATGGTAAAGAAATAAAGAAGACTCACCCGTTGTACAAAGCAGGAAGGTACAAAGGGTTTGAAGAGGCGGCGTTTAGCTCCTTGGAAAACTATGAGGCAAACCCACAGGGAGAAGTTTACGTTATCTATAACAAAGCTTGGCCTGAATGGGTAAAGGTTGGGATGGCTGTAGACTCAACTGACAGGCTAAAGAACTATCAAACGTCCTCACCTTTTAGAGACTATGCTTTACTGTACTCCTATGAAGTAAAGGACAGGAGAGTTGCGGAGTCAGCGGCACATAAAAGATTAGCCAAAGAGTGTGATAATATTAATGAATGGTTTAAATTACCTCACGCTGTAGCTAATGAACTTATATTGGAAGTGATCCATGAACACTGATAAAACAACTGATAATCTAGTTTCGGATATTTACAAGATGATGGTTAGCAAGGATGCTGACCCGTCCGTAGATGTTGAGGCAGAGATTGAGAAGTTTGGCGAAGGTGTCAAGGCTCTTATGCGTACAGAGTTTGGTAGGGAAAAGCGAAAGGATAACCGTAAGCTCCGCCTGTCAAACATTGGTCGTACTGACAAGTACCTTTGGAATCATGTCAACGGTACTGAGGGAGAAACCATTGCACCTCACACTTATGTCAAGTTTATGTACGGACATTTGATTGAGGAGATGTTGTTGTTCCTCACGCGCATGGCGGGACACTCAGTCACCGATGAGCAGAAAGTATGCAAGGTAGAGGGCGTATTGGGACACATGGATTGCAAAATAGACGGTATTGTGACCGATGTTAAGTCTGCCAGTAGTTTTGGGTTTAAGAAGTTTAGGGATGGAACGCTAGCTTTTGATGATCCTTTTGGTTACATTGACCAGATAAAAGCCTACGCTCATTCCTGTGGGGATCGACAGTTTGGTTGGCTAGCTATGGACAAAGCTAACGGTCATTTGACTTATCTCAAGTATGACTTGGACGATAAGGAAGCTCCTGTTTACAATGCTTTGTCTCAGGATATTACTGAAAGGATACGACATGTAAAAAAGCTAGTGGAACAGCCAGAGCCGACAGAGGTTTGTTACGAGCCTTTGCCGGATGGCAAGTCAGGAAACTTAAAACTGGCTATTGGTTGTTCGTATTGCCAATTCAAAAAGCACTGCTACCCAGAATTAAGAGTATTCAATTATTCATACGCTCCAAAATTCTTATGTAAGGTAGTCAATGAACCTAAAGTACAGGAGTTAGTTTTAAATGAAGAAGGTTTTTAGGTCAGGACTAGAGTCAGCTTTGTATGACAAACTTAATAAAGAGTTTAAGTATGAACCATATAAACTACCATATATTATATCTAAAAAGTATCTTCCAGACTTTGTACATGAGGATAAAAAGATACTGATAGAAGCTAAAGGTTATTTTAGAGTAGGGGATACACAAAAATACACATCCATAAGAGACTCTATTGAGAATTGGGAATTAGTATTTGTACTGTCAGACCCTAACAAAAAAGTAAGGAAGGGAAGTAAGATGACAATGGGGCAGTGGTGTGACAAGGAAGGTTTTGCTCACTTTACTGTAAAGACAACAAAAGAGTTATTGAAGTATGTGAGGGATAAAAATGTCACTAACACTTGAAGAACTAAAGGAGGAGATTGTTAGGGAGTATGATGTTGTTTTACTCTGTGAGGTTTTAGACATAACTCCTGAGGATATTTTGGAAGCTTTTGAAGACAAACTAATTATTAATAGAGATAAGTTTACTGAGGATACTGAAGATGAGACTTAATGACGCAACACCCGCTGAGTGGGACAGGTTACGAAAGGAAATACCTGCCATAGAGAAAGTACCCAATATAGACAAAGCTATGAAAGCTTATGTGGACATGGCTGATAAAGAACTTGAGGATGTAGTTAATAAACCTAAGCATTATAATACAGGTAATATTGAATGTATTGATGCAATAGAGGAGTCCATGTCCAGCGTTGCATTCAAAGGCTATCTCAAGGGCAACTGCTTGAAGTACCTTTGGAGATATGACTATAAAGGTAAGCAGGTAGAGGACTTAAATAAAGCTCAGTGGTATTTAAATAAATTAACAGTAATGGTGAAAAGGGGAAAATAAATAATGGATCAGTATCAACAGTTTATACATAAGTCAAGATATGCACGTTGGCTGACTGAAGAAAAGCGTAGAGAGACTTGGGAGGAGACAGTACAACGATACGTAGACTTTTGGGTCAACCGTGGACAGCTTGATAAGAAGACAGCCAAGCGCTTGTACAACGGTATACATAGTTTAAAAGTAATGCCCTCTATGCGTTGTATGATGACAGCAGGGGAAGCTTTGGACAAGGACAATGTTGCAGGTTTTAACTGTAGTTACTTACACATAGACTCACCACGATCCTTTGATGAGCTAATGTATGTACTTATGTGCGGCACAGGTGTTGGTTTTAGTGTTGAACGTAACTTCATAAGTAAGCTCCCTGTCATTGCTGAGTCTTTCCATCCATCCGATAGTGTCATCGTAGTGGCTGACAGTAAGATAGGTTGGGCATCAGCATTCCGTGAACTAATAGCCATGCTGTATGCAGGTAAAATACCTAAGTGGGACATGAGTAAGATTAGACCTGCCGGAGCTAGACTTAAGACATTCGGAGGTAGAGCTAGCGGACCTGAGCCTTTGTTGGATTTATTTAATTTTTGCATTGAGGTGTTCACTAAAGCCGCAGGACGTAAGCTAACATCAATAGAATGTCATGATGTTGTTTGTAAAATAGCTGACATTGTAGTAGTCGGTGGTGTGCGTAGGTCTGCTTTAATTAGTTTATCTAATTTATCTGACCCACGGATGGCTAAGGCTAAGATGGGTGATTGGTGGCGTAATGAAGGACATCGTAGGCTTGCTAATAATAGTGTAGCGTACACAGAGAAGCCTGACTTTGAGTCATTCCTGTCTGAGATGCAAAACATGTATGAATCCAAAGCAGGTGAGCGTGGTATCTTTAGTCGTGTTGCGGCACAAAAGATAGCCGCTAGGAATGGCCGTAGAGACCCTGAGCAGGACTTTGGTACTAACCCTTGCTCTGAGATTATCCTACGTAGTAATCAGTTCTGTAACCTATCTGAGGTTGTTGTAAGACCTACGGATACCAAGGCTATGCTTAAGGATAAAGTAGAGCTTGCGGCTATCATAGGAACGCTACAGGCTACTTTGACTGACTTTAGGTATCTACGTAAGTTATGGCAGAGAAACACAGAGGAAGAGGCATTGCTTGGCTTAAGTTTGACAGGCATTATGGATCATAAAGTATTAAGTAAGGACATTGCGTCAGTTACGTGGCTAGAGGATTTAAAAGATGTGGCAATCAAAACTAATAAACTTTGGGCAAAGAAGTTGGGAATCAATCAGTCAACTGCTATTACGTGTGTTAAGCCTAGCGGTACTGTATCTCAGCTTGTCGATAGCGCTAGTGGCATTCATCCTAGGTTTTCTAAGCATTACATTAGAAGAGTACGTTCAGACGCGAAAGACCCGCTTGCTCAATTCATGTCAGCCACCGGATTCCCCGTAGAACAAGACCTAATGAGTCCATCGTCCTTGGTCTATAGTTTCCCTGTGAAGTCTCCAGAGACTAGCGTTACAGTCAAACAGGTAGGTGCAATGCAACAGCTTAAACTATGGAAAGCCTACCAGAATCACTGGTGTGAGCATAAGCCAAGCATCACTGTTTATTATACAGATGATGAGTTCTTGGAAGTAGCACAGTGGATATGGAATAACTTTGACTTGTGCAGTGGGATTAGTTTGTTGCCAGTTAGTGATCATGTGTATCAGCAAGCTCCTTATGAAGACATCAGCGAGGAAAAGTATCAGGAGTTAGTACAGCAGATGCCTGTGGGTGTGAATTGGAATGACCTTGAACAGTTTGAACAAGAAGATAATACTACAGGTAGTCAAGAGTTAGCGTGTGTAGGTGGAGCATGTGAAATAGTGTAGATAAAACTAAGGGGCCTTAAGTGGCCCCTTTTTTATTCTTCTCTTATTTATCATCAACTGAAGAAGCAACAACTGCTGTTGTCAACAAACCCGCGCCTCCAACTGTTCCTTGTAGTTTTCTTCTAGCATCAAGCGCCCTAGCTTTATCTGCTTCAGTAACAGCGGGTCTAGAAAGTCTAAAGGCTCTTTTTGTATAATTTTCATTTGTTTCTTTTGGTAGCTGTTTAATGCCTGTTACCTTCTCTGTTTCTTTTATTGCTTTGTTAATCTTTCTTTTTGTCATGTTGGTTTTTATTTGTTTGTTATTATATTTAGCGCCTGTTTTAATCGAAGACTCAATTAACGGAAAAACACTAATTAAACCATGACCACCAACAGGGTCTTTACCGAAAATATCATGACCATCACTCAACATTGTATACATTTTTTCTTTGTTAGGATCGACTACAACAAAAGCGTTTACTCCTCCTAGTTCTTTTTGTCTTGAATTATAAGATTGTTGTGTTACGAGATAACCTTTAGGTTCTTTAATATCTACAAGATTTCTAGCGCCAACAGAATTTCCTGCTTCATCACTAACTTTAGCCATTTTTATTGCTTTTGTGTCTAATAATGTATTAAAAGAATCTAAAACTTTCTGTTCTCTTTTTTTAAGTTTTGCACCTTTAAGAAATTTTACTCTGGCCCTTAGTAAATCATTTACTATTGCACTAGGCTGACCACCAACTCCTAGTTTTTTCATTAATTGATAAGCATCTCCGTTTAAAGTAGAAGATATTTGCATAAACTCTACCATTCCTTGAGAATCTAATTTATTTTTTGGTTTTATTCCTGAACTTTTGCGGAGATTATTAACAACATCTAAATAAGTTTCTGTGGATTTTCCATGAAGAGACCTGACCACTTGCGCTCCTGCTCCTGAAAGACCAATAGATTCTACATAACCTATGTTTTTATCTACGGATGGGTCTTTAATTTGATAGTCATACCTATAATTTTGTTTTTTAATATGAGGCCCGTTAGTTAAATGTCTAGTAGCTCTTTCAACTATAGACTCTGGAATTGTTCCTGAAGATCTAAATCCTTGACCCACGGCTTTAGATAAAGTAGCTACATCTTCTCTAGGAATTCGTGAATCTAAATAGTTAAGACCTACAATGCTTTTTTCAAGTAATGTATCTTCAGACATATCAAGCTGTCGATTAATAGATATTGCCGTTTTTTCTGCATCTTGTCCAACATCACTTGCCCAATCATCTAACTTTCTATCAGAAATTCCTAAAACTCTACGTTTTGCAACAGACGCAGGATCAATACTTTCTTTAACAGCAGGAAGTATAGATTTACCATATTCTTTAAGAAAGTTTATTCCTCCTTTTACAGGGTTAGTATAAAACTCAGAAATATCTGTTGGGACGTTTTGTGCTGTTTTGTTTATTAAGTTTCCTGCGCTTGTTAAAAGACCTCTTCCTCCTTTAGCTAGCGCTGGCCCTACCACAGGAATAGCCCCTAAGGTGGCTAACATTCCGGCTGTACCATAGTTTCCTTTTTCATATTCGTCAGCAATATCGGCTGACATCAACCCTCCGCCAGTGATCGGCAAAAAGTCACCAAGCGTTAGCAAGTCCTCAGCTTTCCTGTAATCTATCCTGTCTCCGCCCATAGACTCCGCAAGGATGTTTCTTATAGACTCTCTTAACGTAGGCTCAACAGGAATAATTGAGCCAACATCGTTAGGATAAACTTGATATTGTTGTTCAGCCATTTAACTATCCTATTGTCTAAAGTAGTTACGTATTTCCGCTTGTTCCTCTTCAGACAAAGCATCCATTGTGTCACTAACAATAAAACTTGCAAACTTTTCCATAGCTTCAGGAGATTTAAAAGTCATTTTTTCAAAAGCAAGTAACTTGTTTACAGCTTTAGGATTAGAGGCGGCTTTAGCTAAGAATATAGGAGCAGTTAAAATTGCACCGGAAGTTATAGCGGCTCCAAAAGCTCCTCCAACTGTAGCACCTGCTCCTGCTCCGGCAACTGCGGCATATTCTTTGTTTCTTAAGAATAAAGTACCTAAATTACCTTCAGGTCTTTTACTAGCTTCAGCAAACAAATTAAATATTTGTTTTACTCTGCCGTAATCTTGACCTGTAATAATTTTTAATCTTTTATCTTGATCTGGTTTGCTAAACTGTGACGCAAGTTTTTTATACGTTGAAATATCAAAATCAGGGGACGCTATATCAGGAATTAAGTTTTTAATAAAAGATTGCTTTATAACTTGTTTTGCTTCTTTAGCTGTACCATAAGCTATTTCGGAAGGTAATCCTTCTCTTTTACCTATTTGTCTATAAGCTTCATCTATACTACCCATGAAAGTTTTAACTTTATCGCTATTAGTTTGAGTAGTCAACATACGGCCCAAAGCTTCAAAGTTTCCTTTCTCTGCATTTAATATTGTATTTTTATTAAGTACCGGAAGTAACCCACTCATTCCTTGTTTGTAGGATTGTTTTAGTAACTCATATTCCTTTGCTATTTTAGGATCAGCTTGTTTTAAAGTGTTAATAAAAGACTGCTTTAAAATATTTTGTAATTCCCCAAGCTCTCTATCAGCTACAGCGTTGTAGTTGGAAGATTTAATATCTCCAAATTGACGCATTTGTTGTGACAACATTTTATCAACTTTTAATAAAGACTGAGCCGTCATATTTTTGTATTCTAAAGTTCCTGATAACTGATCTTTAATAAACTTTACGGTGGCGTCATCTAAAGTAGAAACTGCTTTACTAACAGCTTCTCCTTCAATAACATCTGATGTTATTTCAGAATTGTTTTTTAAGAACAACTCTAATTGTTTTTTAATTCCCGCTGTATTTACAGTTCTGTTTGAAACTCTTTGACTAATAGAATCTAAACCTTCACCATAAGAATCACTAAGCGCTAAACGACCTGCTGATATAATGTCAAACATTGCTTCCCCTAAATCAGAGGGTGCTGTTCCTGTTCTTAAGTCTACAGAGTTAGCTATGTCATTTAAAGCTGACTGTGCGGCTTGGTTTACTTTAGCCGCATTACCCGTGGCTTCCTTGCCTGACAAAAGACCTGCCTCTCCAATTTTTTCAGCAAAAACAGCAAGACTAGAGGCTTGTCCTGTTTGATAGCGTGTTAAACTAGCTCCTCCTCCTTCTAAAATCTTTTGAGTTGCTTTTAAAGACTCCGTAGATCCTGTTTGTAAACCTTCCTTCATTATTTCTTCAGCTACTTCCTTTGGTGTGTACCCTAAGGCGGCTTTGGCTGACAGATACGCAGGTTTTAAAACTTTACCTAGACCTAAAGTAGCTATGTCAAACCCTGCGGATATTAAAGATTCCTTTACAGCTTCTTGAAAATCTAACTCTTTACCCTCTAAAACATCGGATGTTAAAGACCCTGCGCCTGATCCTGCTGAACCGCCTATAATACCTCCTGCTATCATCCCAGGGGGGCCAAAAGGAATACCTGCGGCAACTCCCGCAATACTCCCTCCAAGACCTAAAGGTATCTCCATGTTTTTCTTTAGGAAATTACCTACGTCCTGATACCAAGGTAAGTCTACTTCCTGACCATCAGGAGTTACTTGCGGTGCAAAGTCCTCAAGAGTAGCCAAGCCATTAGCAATAGCTTTATCCTGAATTTCTTCCTTGCTTACACCTACAGGAATACCTTTGATAATTGTACCGTTTGGAAGACGTATGTCTTGAGTTTGACTCATTATAAATCACCCCAGTTTATTGCTTGTTCTTTAGTTGTAGGTTTTTCATCTTCCTTTAACAACTGTTTAACAAAAGCATTATATTCGTCAAAGTTTTCTGATTCAGAATATAGTTCAGCTTGTGAAATTCTTTGATTCATATCTTTAATTAATCTTTTAATAATGGCACTGTTGGCCTTATTTCCTCTTCCAACTGTTGCCGCTATATCTAATAAGGCTTTTCTTTCAGGATCAGAAATAACACCACCAAAGATAGGCTTTAACGACTTAAAAGTTTCCATAGCTAACACACGCTCAAAGTCTGCTCTATTGCCACTAGTTAAACCAAAGAAATCTTCTATACCATAAGCCGCTATGTTGATAGGGCCGCCTGTTGGTAAAGTTTCAAGTATTTTTTGAGCGTCTTCAATGTTCTTTTTATTATCAAGTAAAGCGGGTAAACCACCAACTGCTTGAGCTTTGTTAGTTATAAATGTTTTTGATTGCTCTTTGACTCTTGCTGTTTCAATCATTCTTGCTTGTTTTTCTTCTGAAGTTTCTCCAGAAGAACTAACAGGGGTAATGTTTCCTACAGGTTGAGCAGGACCATTTGGATCAACAGGGGAAAGAGATGTTTTTGTAGTTTTAGTTCTTGGATCTTTTACCTGTGTTCCATAAAAATAATTAC